ACTCCCGCGGCGTCCATTTTGTCACTACTCTCATCGGCCCGGTGAACTCCCGGCCGTTGATGCTTTGCTTTTCTTTGTCCGGTATCCACCGGCTTTCATTGACACGGTAGCCGACGGAGAAGTCGGTAAGGTGCCCCTCCCGGATCTTCGTCCACGGTCCGGCGGCCTCTGCGACTTCGGAGAAAAACGCCCGTCCGATGAGCTTGTCGCCGTCAACCTTCATTTCCCGGTAGCTGCCCAGGACATCCTGCGTTGCGTAGCGCATGTGGGTGTCGAGCAAGGGGACCTGCCGCGCGGCGGGAAGCTGGCAACCGCTCATAAGCAGGATCTCCGGGACCACGGCGTAACGCTCATAATCGAAGACTTCGACCGGGTCTTCGGTGGCGCCGATCGCTTCGACGCTTCGCTTTTCGGCGTCGATTGTGCCGGGGCCGTCGGCGCGGATTGAAATGGTGCGATAGGTCAAATCAGATTTGAAATCTTCAGGCGGCATTGTCTTATCTCCTGATGAGCGCCAGCCGCGCGGCTTTTTGTTCTTCGATGGCGGCCGGGTTGTTTTGCGATGAGGTAGAAACCTCTTCGGGTTGCAATCCCATTTCCTTTTCCCATGCCCGAAACTCTTGAATTTCCCTCAAGACTTCTTCTGGATCACGTCCGCGTGCCCTGATCACTTCTTGTGGGGACCGCAAGTGGGACTTGGTTGCATCGGCCCACGCCTTGGTCTCCTTCAGCGGGTCAATGCTTTCCATGCCAGGCGGCTGCCATTCGCACCGGCGCCAGATGTGCGGGTTGCTGAAGTAGTTGGGCAGGTCGAGCTTGCCGGCGGCGACGGCATAGTCAAAGAACGGATCGACCGCCGGCCGGCAGAACTGGCGCACATGCCGGGCGATGATTGGGCGAAGCGAAAAGATGAAGTCGTTTCGCGCCGTCCGGCTGGTGGAGTAGTTCAGGCCCTGGTAGTCGCCGCTCAGGATCTCGTAGGGGATGCCGGTCGTGACTGACATCATGCACAGCAGCAAGCGGACCATCGGCGGGAAGTTGGAACCCGGCCGCGGGTTGCTTGCGATCTGGATATCTTCGCCAGGGTTGAGGTACTCGATGACCGCGTTTTCGATTTCTTCGATGTATTCTTGTTCGCCGTCGTTGTTTTCCACGGCCGTCAATCCGAGTTGACGGCTGGCAGGCGAATCGGACTTGACGAATGCCAGATATTTTGCCGCCATCTTCGCCGCGTCTATTTCCGCGTCCATGTACTCTTGCAAATCATGGGCGAGGAGCAACCCCGAGGCCCATGGGGATATGCCCCGGAGCTGCCCCGGTCGGCGGGTCTCGAAACCGTGGATGATGTCACCGGCGGCAATGCGGACCGGCTTGCCCCAGCCGTCCGGGTCGTCGAAGTGATAGGCGATCACCCGGCCGGTAGACTTCTGGTATTCGATGCCCTGGTAAATCTCTACCGTTTGACTTCCGTGCAACCCGGTGTCGTTCCTGGATGTCAGCCAGTCGGCCTCGTAGGCTTGCAGGCAGTAGGGAATGAACCTGCCCTCGTTTGGCCGGTAGCGCTTCACGAGCACGAATTCGCCGCACTCAAGATCCTGCCTCTTGCCGAGCGCCATCATTTCGTACAGGTGGAGCTTGCCCGCCACGTCGGCCTCGTCGGCCCAGAAGGAGAAGGCGTCCTCGATGGCTTGCACCCGGAACTTGTCCAGGGAGCCGTCCGGCGCCCGAACCTTGGATTGAAACATGATGCCGGGGCCGACGACGTGCCCGACTACCCGGTCCACGGCGTTGGCAAAATAGGGAAAATCCCGCACCAGTTGACGCACCCGGGCCCGGACCGAGACGGATGAATTGGCGATCAGAGAGTTGACGTTTGCCGAGGTGGGCGACCACGCGCCGGTCATGCGGTCGGTCTTCGCCGCGGCGTAGGTCTCGGATCTTTTTTCCAGCGCGCGAAGCTTGCGACGGGCGACCTGCCGAGACAGGGCTTTTTCGGGGGACCACCAGGCTATGAGTCGGTCGATCAAGATCGGCACCTCCCACCGTTGCCGGCATAGACGCGCCGGTGAACGTCGCCCAGCTCGCGGGCGATGGTGGCCCGGACTTTCATCAGCCGGTCAAGGTCGGCCTCTTGATATTCGATGGAGTGCCCGTTTGAAAAATAGACTCGCCGCACAGCCTCGCCGCTCGCAAGCGCAAGGATGGCGGCCTCGATGGATGCCAGATCGGTGGAGGTCCAGGTGGATGCCATGCGCGCATCTTACACCCGGTTTCTGGCCGAATTGCTGGAAGTAGGAAGATTGATGGAAGATTGATGGAAGATTGATGGAAGATTGATGGAAGATTTTTCTTGACATGGGTTTTTTGTGACATTTTTTGTCACACAATGACGAAATTTGTCATCTATGTTTTTCAATGATTTTAATAAGTTATCGCGTTTTCCGTTTTATGCATGACGTTTTTTTGTCAATACATGGCGCCGAAGCCGGCTTTCCGTTTTCCCGGTCGCGTTGTTTTTGCCAATTAAATCAGAGGATGCCATGAAAAACAGATTTCACCACGGTTGCGGGGAACAGGCTGAGTTCGGTGGCCATCAATACGCCACCTGGCAGTGCCCAGATTGCGGCGCCGACCTGTGTTGGGGCTGCGCGGTGCATTGCACCAACGACGGCACCGGCGACGGCACCGTGGAATGCCCCCATTGCGGGGCGACTGGCTACTACGAGAACGGCGCGCCGGTTTATTGAGACCGCCACAACGCCCCCGCCCGCGGGCAAAGCGGGCAAGGAGGATCATTATGAACTACCGGCAAAAGATCACGGAGGCTAAGGTCGAGCACATCATGGCGCACATCTCGCGCCAGCAGTGCGACGACTACCCCGTCGAGGATCACTTGACGGACCGGCAGATGGCGAACATCGAACAGGCCGTCAGTCTGGCAGTCTGGGAAATGATGGAGGGATGAGATGAAATGCACCTGCCAGCGCTGCGGTCACGTCTGGACCGCGCGCACCGACAAACCGAAGGCCTGCCCGGCGTGTAAGAGCTACGCTTGGCAGAAGCCTGGAAAGGACGGCAAGAAATGAAAACAGCGAAAGAAGCGGCGATGAACCGTTTCTCGCTCATTGCCGCCCGCCTCTTTTCCTGGCCGTTGCCATCTTCCGTTTCGGCGCCGTCGGCACCCCCATGTGGGCCTCGCTCTGGATGCCATCTTTGACCATCCGCCGGCGCCAGGCGTCCACCTCTTCGGTGTCGCTTTCCCAGACGCCTCCTGCAATCCGGGCCGCCGGAAACTGGCAACGGAAGATCCACCCCATGAGAGTCGATTCGGACTTGCAGACGTACTTTGAAATCTCTTTGATCCCGCTCAACTTTGCCATTTTCACCACCTCTTTCTGCGCGCAGGCGCATGGTTGTTTGCCGGCCGGCGCACGACCGGCGGCGGTTTCAATTCGCTTTTCAGATCCAGGTACGGGAGCCCGGCACGAATGGCCGCAGCATAGGCGTAGACCGCGCAGTCAAGGGCCTCGTTTCGCTTGCTGCCCCGGACGTTGTGCCATTCGCGCACAGGGTAGCCCTTCACGAATCGCGTCACCAGCTTTTCGGCCGTCAACTGCTCGTAGTATTCATCGTCGAGGCCGACGTAAGTGTGAATCCGTCCGGGTCCCGGATCGTTGATCTTCATCCGGGTGTAGATCGTAACCTTGGCCGTATCTGTCCCGATGGGCCACATTTCAACGCCGTCCTCGATCTTTTCGCCATTCCATGTCAGGTCCTGCTTTGTCGGCGCCCCGACGACCGGCCGGCCTGGTGTCGATGATCCCTTCAGCGCGAAGACCTTCGGCGCCCTGGTCCGGCAGTAGTTGCGGACCGCTTGAGTCGTCGCCCCGTCGCCAGCGTCCACCCCGACCGATGAAATGTGGTGCTGAACGCCGCCGCCGCCGGGAAACGTCCCGGATATGAGCAGGTCGAGCTGCTGCCAAACATCATCGTGCATCGGATCCCCGTGGATCTCGATGTGGTAGATGAGCCACGACTCTTCCTTGCGCCCGTAGGCCCAGACGGAAACCGCCAGGCGGTTGTGCTGCACGTCCACCCCCGCGGCCAGGATCATGGCGCCGGCGGGGACAGTGAGCGCCTGGTACGGTTCGGCCCTGGCCTTGATCGTCGCCCATTCCGGCCGGTCGCCGACCTGCTCGAAGGGCTCGGACATGAAGCTGTTCATCCATACCTGGTATTTTTGCGGATTGCCCTGTTTCAGTTCGGCCGCGGCCTCAAGGAACTTTTTGGCGATGTAGGCCCATGAATTGACCCAGCCGGCCGGGGAAACGAGGGCGTTGTACCGAAAACCCCGCGTTTTGACCCGCTCAGGGTAGCGGTGGACATACACCCCGGCTGCGCACATTGCCGTCTTGTGGTGCTCATCGATGCGCTGATGGCAATGCTCGCATTGATACCAGCAATCCACCACATCGCCGGCCTCGTTGCGCTCGAATTTGATTCCGAAATCGGTATCCTTTCCACCCCATGTCAGGTATTGGAGCCCGCCGCAATGCGGGCAGGGGACGTGAAAATAGCCCTGTGACGAGTGATCGAAAGCCCGCTCGATGTTGCTGGCGTCTTTGGTGGTGGTGGTCGAATTGATGTAGATTTTCCGGCCCGGAAAAGTGCCGGTCCGGCGGTCGGCCAGCTCCTCGGGGGACCCTTCGCCGTCGATGTCCAGCTCGAAGCCGTCGAAGTCGTCGAGGACCAGATACTTGATCGACTCGGACCGATACGAGGCCCCGGAGTTGCTGCCGGTCAGGGCAAGCGAACCGCCGGGAAAATCCTTTTGCAAGATCGTGTTGCCGCCGGCCCTGGACTTCTGCTCTTTGACTTTCGACCGGAGACGGGGGACCGCCTTGATGGTAGGCGCCAACTTCTTCTTGCTGAAGGACCGGGCCATCGAATCCGTCGGCATGATCATCAGCGCCGGCCCTGGGTACATATCGATCATGCCGCAAAGGAAGATCAGGCCGATGGTGGTCCCGGCGGTCTGGGTCGGCTTGATCAGCACCACGGTCTCCGCCGGTGACATGGGCGAAAGGTCGTCGAGGATCTCCCGGACGAACGGGGTGCGGGCCGAACGGTAGCGGCCGTATTCGGACGAGGATTCGCGGGGGAGGTAGAAGCACTCGTCGGCCCAATCGGTATAGGACAGGGCAAGGTCGAGAGCTAAGCCGTCCCGGAAGGCGTCAACCGCGCAATCCTTCGATGTCTTGCCTGAGCCCTTCGACAATGTAGCGGATCTCCTTCAGGAGCAGTTCTTTGCAAACGTGCTGATCGGATTCAACGGCCACCACCGGCGCGCACCGGTCGGCGATTGCCAGGCACTGGTCGCGCACCCGGCGGGCGATGTCGAACAGCTTGAGGTAGTGCTCTTCGGCGTCAAGGCTCTTGCCCATGAGCCGGTCGTATTCTGCTTTCTTGAGCGCCGCCTTATACTGCTCGTTCAGGGTACGGGCCTCTGCGTATGTGATCTTGAGGTTT